CGCTCGCCCCCGGGCGGGCCGTGCCGGAATAGCTCAGTCGGTAGAGCAACTGATTCGTAATCAGTAGGTCGGAGGTTCGATTCCTCTTTCCGGCACCATTCACACCTTTATATTCAAACACTTACGGAACATCGGGCGTAAATCCGGCGTAATCGCATTTGGCTTTTGTGTTAGCCGACGTCCCCGTATACTGTCCGCATGGCCAGTAGTATATCCCTCACTATCAATCAGCAGTGGAGCGGGCTCACCACGATCTATCCGTGGAGCCGCTCGCAGATCGGCGTGCGCCTGCGCGGTGGTGGCGTCCGGTATGTGCCCTTCGGTGGCTTCCTGCACAAGTCGTGGATCCCGAAGTGGGCCTCGCCGTGCGCCCTCGCGTGCACTACATGGAACTACAGCGACGACCACGCCGGCGATCATCGCCACATCATGTCCGGCTTCATCGTCGGGACGCTGATCGAGCAGAGGGCGTTTGTGGTGTTGTACGATGGAAGGCCGAAAGAGGTGTGAGGGGCGACCATGTGCGGACGATACGGCGCTTTGGATAGCGAGCGCATCACCCAGTTTGCCCGCGACCTTGGCGCCAGGGGCTTCGAGATTCAGCAGAACGATGATGTGCGGCCGACGAACCAGGTGCCGGTCATTACGGCCGGGATGGAGACGCTGCGCGTGAGGTGGGGTATTCAGCCCGCTTGGGCGAAGAAGATATTGATTAACGCCCAGGGTGAGACCGTCGCCGAGAAGCGCACGTTCGCGGCGGCGTTCCGGGAGCATCGCTGCCTGATCCCTCTGGACTGCTGGTATGAATGGCGGGACGAAGGCGGGTCTCGAAAGCAAAAGTTCCGCTTCCAGCTTCCCGGAGGCGCGCCGCTTCTGATGGCCGGCATCTGGTACCCGGCCGGTGAGGACACACCCGCCGCCATGGTGTCGCTCACGACCACGCCTAACTTCGAGAGCAAGCCCATCCACGACCGGATGCCCGCTATGATCGACCCCAAATACGCTCGCCTGTGGCTGGACGGAAGCCCGACCGAGGCCTTGCAGTTGATCGGCCCGCTACCGGATGGCAGCACGGTGGTGGAGCGCCTGTAATCTCAGGATTACGCGTTCCACCAATGATGTCCTACAGACAGACGACTGCGCCCTGCCCCACCCTGCTGCAACCGGCCCACACTCACGGCGGCCGGCAGGGAGGAAACAGCGCATGGACGCAAATAAGACCTGGACGGTCATTATCGACACGCCCTCGGGATTGGAAAAGGTGGTGGTGGTGAGATACCCGCGCCGGCCCACAGAGGACATCGCCGCGGGATTGGTGCGCCTGGAATTAGGCATGTCACCCGCACCCGACGGTCGTCGCTACGAGAACGACGCAAGCGTGAAAGCCCTTGAGGCGGCCGGCTACCGGCTAATCGCGATCGATCAAGCCACTTAAAACAGACCGCCCTGAGCACTCTGCGCCTTGTCGTTAAGGATGATCAGCTCGCTGCATTGCGCTGGTCGCCCGCCGCCGCCAACGGTATAGGTGTACTCCCGAGCGTGGATGGTCAGGCCCTGGAAGACGTCGCGCATCTCTGGATGGTCGTTAAGGCTGATCACCACCGCTCCCTTCGCCGCAAGCGCGTGCGCGGCCAGGGCTTCGTATTCCTCGAGCGGGAACGCCACGCCGTAGCCTTCGGTGTCCCAGTACGGCGGATCGCAGTAAAACAGGCTGTCGTGCCGGTCGTAGCGATCAAACATGGTGGCCCAGGGCCCCTGCTCGATTGTGACCTGCGTGAGCCGGAGGTGGGCTTCTACCAGGTCCTGCTCAAGGGTGAGCAGGTTGAACTTCGGGCGCGTGGTGGCCGCGGTACCGAAGCTCTGCCCGGACACCTTGCCGCCGAAAGCCAGCTTCTGCAGGTAGAGGAACCGGGCCGCACGCTGGACATCGGTGAGCGTCTCCGCCGGGGTGGCCTGTAGCAGGCCCCACTGTTCACGGCTGACCAGAATCCACTTGAACTGCCGGTACAGCTCTTCCAGGTGGTGCTTCACGATACGGTACAAGTTCACAATATCCCCGTTGATATCGTTGAGCACTTCCACCTGTGACGGGGCCTTGCTGAAGAAAATGCCGCCGGCGCCCGCAAATGGCTCGACATAGCATTTGTGTGAGGGAAACAGGGGCAGGATCGACGCGGCGAGTTTCGTTTTGCCGCCCATCCAGGGGACCAGGGGCTTGGCCATAGGACATTCCTCTTACTTGCCGGAAGTGATAGCCTCGACCGCGCTGTGTGCACGCAGCGGCGGGCCTTGCTTGGCAAGCGAGGGACTGCTCGCTTGTCGGGGATCATCAGGTGCTGCAACACCTGGTGGTCGCCCGTCTCTTCTACGGGGGAAGAAAATGGAGTACTTGAGCCGTTTTGAAAAAAACCTGCTTCAGGGCTTGTACTGCTTCGATTTGGTTTGGGGGGCGCCTGGAATCAAGCACCGCTTTTCTTACACCCAGCTAAGGTTTTTACATGACTGCTGGTTCTGGCGGTCCGTCCAACGGTGGCCCGCTGATCGCGCAAATAATGCAACCGAGCCCTCAATGACCCGGACGGACGGAAAACGTGTTGCAGACAGAGCAGTCAACCGGATGACCGCTCAATCCGTGCAATTGTTGATCGAACGAGGACTTCTAGAGAACAAGACAGCTAACCTGAGGTATTTCGAGCTTCAACTCACCGGAGCTGGGATCGCTATGGCCCGCCGATGTAACACCTTTTGGGGCCGAGCGGGCCTATTTTACGAGGAACACCACAATGGAATTCTGGGTTTGTTTCTTACCGTTGCCGTGTCCGCTGTAACCAGCTTAATCACCACTTACTTACGCACCTGACTCATTGGGCCTGGGCCGTTTAGGTCCGACTGTTGCTTAGCCCCCTTGTGACTAGGTTAGAGCGCGGCAAGGTGTTTTTGCCAATGTAGTCTCAGGATTACACGTTCCACTAATGATCTCCTACAGACAACCGACTGCGCCCTGCTCCACCCTGCTGCAACCGGCCTACAGTCACGGCCGCCGGCAGGGAGGAAACAGCGTATGGACGCGAACAAGACCTGGACGGTCATCATCGACACACCATCGGGATTGGAAAGGGTGATCGTGGTGATACGGTACGCGCGTTAACGCACTGGAAGCGCCCGGCTCCCACCGTATCGCCATCCAGCAGCCGTTCTAAGGGTCATTCAGAAATTAAAATGTTTTCCCAGATCCTCAACTCTGGCCTTCATCTTTTCCCTGTCAAACTCCGGATCATCGGGAAGCTTGAAGCTGGCTACCGGTTCACCCGGATAAAAGCGTCTGCCGTGCTCAGCCAAGCTTTCAATCGCCTCCATAATATCGAGCACCGTGGAATAGACGTGGAATTGCATTACGCCGGTTGACATATAAAGGCGGTCCAAAACCCAGGAGCTAAAAAAGAAAGTAGCTGTATACGGAGTGCAGACCGCCCTACTCTCTGGGCGCAGCTGATGGAACGCCGCCTGAAAATCGTTAACGTATACTTCAGCCCTTTGATGAACACTGACGATCGCCTGCGTGTAGCCCTCTTCAATAAGATACAAACTGGTCAGGAATTCACCATTTTCAAGCCCGATGAATGAGAGTGACTCCCAATCTGGTGAAGTCCCCCGAAGATCTACGGGCAACGAAGCCTTCAGCTGAAAGCATACAGTCTTAAACGCACCGAGCTTTTCAATGTCTCGCACCAGCGGAAGTAGCGAGTTCAGGTATCGGGAGAATAAATAAGCAGCTTTTATAAGCTCGCGGGCTCTTTCGGCTCTCTCCCGGTCAGCTTCAGCACGCCTTTCAGCCTGCCTCCGCTGCGATTCCAGACCAAATGCGAAGTAAGGACCCAGAAAGGCCGCCGCCAAGGTAGCAACAGCTGGCCCTAGGCTTCCTCCTGGGTCGATCTGCCAGACCAGAAACGCCCCCACAATCAATCCGATACAGGCAAACAACAACGCGGCAATATAAACACCATTCCAGGTGGGAGCCCGCTGAAGAAAGCCAAAATACCCCTTAATCATTAAGATCCACTTAGAGTTATTGTTTCTCAAGCAACTCTAGCGTCCTTACTCAGAGGGGGAAAGCCCCGCCTACTGGTGGCGCCCAACCTAAACCTGCACCGTATACGCCGGCAGGTCCGGCGCCTCACCCTGTATCTGTCCATTCACGATGAACGCCTTGTTGCCGATGGCGACGCTGTCGCCGCGCACGCGGGTGCGGGTGCCGTCGCGCAGGGTGACGACGCTGGTGCCGTTGGGGCCGATGTCGTAGACGGTGGCGACGACGCGGGACTGGTAGTTGGTGAGCTGCTGGAAGCGGCGCCAGGGGTTGACGGTGGCCATCAGTGGATCTCCATGTCGCTGCGGCGTTCGACGCCGAGGCGCTGGTTGATGCGCGGGGCGCCGTTGCCGGGGGCGCTGATGCTGTTGCTGAGCACCAGGCCGCGCCAGGTTTCCTGGCCCTGCACTTCGATGATGTAGCCGGGCAGCACGAGGCCGGGGCTGGCCTGTTCGTCGGTGATCTGGACGGTGAGGTTTTCCAGGGTGTGGGGGCCGCTGGCGGCGATCTCCTGCTTGCCCCGGGCGGCGCCGACGGCCTGGTCGGTGATCAGGTCGTGGAGGATGTCCTGGCCGAGTTCGTCGCCGGCGGTGCCGGCGCGCACCACTTCCACCTGCACGCCGGCGTTGATGCCGCTGACCCAGATCCCGTTGATCGGGGTGCCGGGAACGTGCTCGCCGTCCTGGTCCTCGATCATGGCGTCGTGGACTACGGCGTCGACGATGGTGCTGGCCCACTCCCAGGGCGCGTCGTAGTAGCGCGGCTGGATGTGGAGGGTGTCGGTTGCCGGGTCGGGCACGATCACGGCGCCAGCGGCTTCACAGATGGCGCTGATGGCTTCGATAGGCGTTTTCTCGGTGTAGCTCCACACGCCGCCAGGGATAGACCAGTCGGTGAAGTTGGGGTGCCAGACGATGGTGAAGCCGGTGTTCTGCAGTTCCGCCTCGGCGGCCTGCTTCGCGTTCACCGGGCCTTCGTCGAAGTGGCTGCGCCGCGGGGCGTAGGGCGCGGCCAGGTAGCGGGTGCGGCTGCTGGCGTTGATGCGGTAGCGGTGGCCGACCGCACGGACGCGGGACCACTTCTCGACCATGAACACCCAGGCGTGGCCGTTGATGGTGATGCGCAGCTCCGCCGGGTCCGGGTCGGGTTTCAGCAGGGCCATGGCCTCGGCGGTGAGCACGTCGCAGGTGAGGGACCAGGCGAACGCATCGAGGTCCAGGCCGAGCTGGATGTTGGCTACGTCGATGGGAGTTTCGCTGGGCAGCGCGACCACGTTGATCAGGTTCACGATCTGGTAGCTCTCTCTGATGTCCGGTTCGGGGGGCGGCGCTTTGATGGGGCCGTCGTAGTCCGGGTATTCGACGCCCACGTCCACCGGCCGCAGCCGGCGCCCTTCGCCCCAGGGGATGACGTTCTCGGCCCGCAGGGTGGTGCCCCAGCCCCAGGGGTGCGCGCTGGCGCGATCGCGGGGGATGGGCGGCCGCGCCGGCGGCACGCGGGAGAATTGGAAACTGGTGCTGGGGCGGTAGGCCTCGCCGGCGTCAAAACGGAAAGCCGTAGGGCCGTATTGGTAAGCGACGCTGGCCGCCTCACGCCGCTGGCGGGCGGTGCTCTGCCATTCGTCCACCGCGGCGCGGTCCACTTTCAGCAGGCGATTCCAGGGGCTCAGCCAGGCGGCATCCAGCCACAGCGCCGCCGCGATGGCGCCGAAGCGGCCGGCCCGGCGATCGGTGGGCACCGGGCGCCCCCAGGGCAGCACCGCGCGCGGGTCCAGCGCCACGCCCCAGGCGTGCGCCAAACCCACCGCCCGATCAGTGGCCACCGGCCAGCCCCACCGGTGCCAGCTCACCGCGTCCACCGGCCGCGCCCGGGCCGCGCCGAAGCGCGACGGCGCCGGATCCCGCGCCGGCAGCCAGCCCCACGCCGGTGCCGCCGCGGCGTCCACCGCCCGCCCGGGCGCCGCCGCGATCGCGCGGCGCACCTGCAGCGCCGGCACCGGCTGGTACGGCACGGCCGGGGCGTAGCGAAACAGGAACGCCGACGACGGCACATAGGCGCCGCCGCCCAGTTCAAAGGCCGTGGACGGGATGTAAGGCATGGTCGCAGCTTATAAGAAGGTGACGTCCACCGGCCCATGGGCCAGCGGGCGGAGGTACTCCCGGGCTTCCAGCGTGGCGGTCCCCACCTGCTGCTGGCCGGTGGTCCACCAGTCGGGCTCGGTGGCGGGTAGCTCGCCGGCGGTGACGACGCGGTAGACGTAGCCGTTGGAGGTCGTGGGGTGGATCAAGTCGTCGACGCCGACCTCTCCTGCCGGATCGAACACCACGCCCAACTCATCCAAAGCCATGAGATAGACTTTCGCGTCTTGACCTACCAAACCGTTGACTAAATATGAGCCATCAGAAGGATCGCTGCGCGACGACCCGACGACCCTGGTATCTGTAGCGCTCACCTGCAGAGCAATGATGTCGCGGGCCGCAGGGCTCACTTGACCCGTTTTATCCTTCAAAGAAACGTTGCCGCTAAACTGGGCCGGGTCGCCTATGATTTCGGAACCCCCACCACCATCCAGGTCGATAGTGACATCAGAATCCTCGGCAAAGTTGCTTTGTGATGCTACGCCCGTACCACTGGCGTTGTTAGCCAGCAGCGCCAACCGGATGGCCCTATTGAATGGAAACGATATCAGCTTACTGCTCTCCCTCACATATCCGAAACCGATAATCGATCCAAAATCTGGCGCGTGAAAAGCTACAATCACGGCACCTTCAGGCACAACGACCCCACTAGCACGAACGGTAATGCTCAGCACCACACAACTACGCGAACCGAATGACAGAAGGGGTACTGGAGTCATCATGGCCAATCACCCGCAGCCAGAGAAACGTAGCCAAAGGATTTTTGCGACGCGATGTAGACAACATCGGTTCCATCAAGGCTAACTAGGTCACCCGTCCACCGACCAGCAGTATCCCGGTCATGAAGCAACTGCTCAATAGAGGGCGTTGACGGGGTCAGCCAAAGCCCTGGCCAACGCGAAACTACCGACGGCTGCCCACTGAGTGTTTCTCGCAGAAAGGCTGGTACAACAGGAATGAATGGCGACGCCGGCCAAAACACAATATGCGAAATACCCGTAACCCCCGGCACCCACGCTGAGAAATCGACGCTCCCCGAACCTGAATACAGCCCACCATCTGCTTTTGCCAGCGAGAAAACACCATTCTGGAGCTGACCGACAGTGTCATCCGCCCCAAAAACGGCACCATCCGCGATAGTGCCGCTGCCACGCCTATAAGCGTGGGTATAAGCCGCGAAATTCGGCGACGCCCCGGCGGCTATATGGGGAGAAACAGCAACCATTTCCCCCATAATCATTACGACGCCGTTATATGCGCTCAAACTCTCACCTGACAGCGCCGCCGGGTCACGCCACGTCAATAGGACCATAGCGTTCTCATTCGCAACCACACACCATCGGTCCGTTCGAGGATCTGAGATCGTCTCATAGGCACTACCGGACAATGTGTATACGCGAGGAACCGCCCCAACCAGAGCACCACCATCCCACCCCGCCGCCACCTGGCTAACGGTTACGGTGGAGTCGCTGTTATGCAACCAAACCTCCGCCACGCCCGTGCCCGATGCCGGTTCAAGTATCAGCCGTCCCGGACTACCTGAACTCGGCCACGTCGCGTCGTGCAAAGTCCAACCGGCCGCACTTTTTATGCCGTAGCCATCTACTAGGCAAGCCTTCAAGATTCTCCCAATAAAGTCGGTAGCGACGTAGTCGGTGTTGCCGGTAGGATAAAGCGGCGCATCAGCGTCGTCCCAACGATAAACAGTCGGCACTGTTCCCATCAGTCCGCATCCCCTCTGATCTGAAGTTCAAAGCTGTCGTTCTCCACCGTGCCCTGCCCGGGCTTCACGGTGCGCGCGATCCACAGCGGCGCCAGAGCGCCCTGGGTGTCGAACCGCACGGCGTTGCCGGTGGCCCAGCCGCTGCCCCAGCCCTCGCCATCGAGCACGAAATAGGGCGTGTCGGTCATGGGGTTGATGGGCGCGGTATCACCACTGGTGGAGCCCTGCCCGATTACACCGAGGCTTTCGCCCACGACGCTGAACGTGCTGGCGCCGGTGAACACCAGCGCCCACTTTTCGGTGACGGTGCCGTAGTTGGCGGTTTGCACCGGGTAGGCGATGTCGTTGTACTCGGCGTCGGTTTCGCCGGATTCGTCCGGCTCGCTGCCCCAGTTGGGGTTGTTGCTCTGCCAGGTGCGCTGGGTGAACAGGTTCACCGCCCGCGCCTGCAGGGTGCCGTAGAGCACCGCGCTGGAGACCACGGTCTCGGTGATCGGGAACTCGTGGGGCGTGGGCGCCTGTAGCTCGACCAGGCCGGAGAGCTGCACGTCGGTGACCAGGCTCATGTGCTCGATGCGATCGCGCGCCAGCCAGGGCCCACTGATCAGGTTGGCGTCGGCGTCCTGCAGGGTGAGCGGGTCGGCGAAGGTGAGCGTGCCGGCGTCGAGGTCGGTGGTGTACTGGGCCGGGTCCAGCTCGGTGTCGCCGTCGGCGCCGTAGACGATGATCTCGGCCTGGTGGTCGCGGTCGAGCGCGATGGTCTCGCCGGCGGTGGGCGTGGTGAGGCTGGTCTCGGCGGTGTGGTTCAGCACCGCCACGTCGCCGGGCCGGAAGATGGGCACGCGCCCGTCCTGCGGCAGGCGCACCGGGTCGAGGCCGACGATTTCAGGGTCCAGCGGCAGGGTGCGCAGGCCCACGGCGTTGTAGCGGATGTCGCCCAACAGGCTGGCGAACTCGGCGTCGAGGGTGACGAAGCCGCTCTGGCTGTCCACCTCGCCGGTGAGCTGGTTGCCGCTGCCGTCCTCGCCGGTGATCACGCCGTTTGCGTCCGCTTCGGCGGTGACCAGCTCGCCGTTGCTGAGGTTGTTCAGGGTGAGCTGCAGCGAGCCGGCGCGGATGGGCGCGATTTCGGTGCGGAATTGCACTTTCTCCGTGCCTTGGGGCCGGTCGCCCACCAAGCAGGCGCGCACGGTGACGGTGCCGCCGGGCGGGTCGTCGAACACCGCCGAGGCATTGGCATAGTCAATGCTGCCGACCGCAACGCCGGCGCCGGTGGCCGGGTCCAGGTTGTTGAACAGGGTGCCATCGCGGTCGATGAAGGTCTGGCCACCGGCTTCCAGGAGCACGGAGCCGGGGAACACCATTTCAGCGGCGCCGACGTTGGCCAGCTGCAGCTCGGCGTCGTCCACGGCCAGTTCCTGGCTGGTGCTTTGAAAGCCGCTGATGTCGTTCAGCGCCGCCACGGTGACGTCGCCACGCAGCTCTTCGCGCCGCAGTTCGGTGCGGGACTGCTCGCCGCCGATGGCGAGGTAGCGCACGTCGATCTCGTAGCTGGCTTCCAGGTCCGGGATGCTGACGTCGCCACTGGTGTAATCGATGGTCCCGGCGGCGCTGACAAACCCGCCGGCGCCGTCGTCCTGCAGGGTGCGCTTGATCAGACGCTCGCGCTCGCCGTCGTTCCAGCCGCTGTGCCAGCGCCGCGCCACGTACCAGGTGAGCCGCACGGTGCCCGCCTCCAGCGGCGCGTCGGGGATGGTGAAGGTGCCGGCGCCACCGCTGATCTGCGGGGTGACCTGGGCGGTGACGCCGTCGCCGGTGTCGCCGGCGGCGGTGAGGGTGCCCACGGTGACGCCGCCGCCGGGCTTGAGCCGGATCTCGCCGGTGGCGTAATTCACGGTGCCGGTGGCGCCGGTACCGGTGAGGTTGCCTACCCCGTCGTCGGTGACGTTGATGGTGCCGCCGCCGTTGGACACGGTGAGGGTTTCCGGCGCCACCGCGGCGCCCAGGCTGAGGGTGAGCTCCGGGTCCGGGTCGGCGAACTGGGCGGTGCCGGCGCGCACGGCGAATTCACTGCCGGCCTGGCTGGCGTAGCGGTAGACCAGCGGGGTGTCCACGTCCGGCTGGCGGCTCAGGGTGACCAGCACGGTACCGGTCTGGAAATTGAGGGTACCGGTGCCGATGCCGGTGAGCACACCGTCGCCGCGATCGCGCAGCTCGTTCCAGCGGCCCAGGGCGCGGTAGGCGAGCACGAAGGTGCCCGGGCGCGGCGGCAGCGCCGCCAGATTGAGCGTGTAGTTCAGGCCCCGGTTGGTGGCGTCGATCATCAGGGAACCGGTGTCGCAGGCCATCTGCACGGGGGCGCCCGGCTCGTAGGTCCAGGAGGCGCTGCCGGTGAGGCTGTTGGCCAGCGTGATGCGACCGCTCAGGTAATCGACGATGCTGTCCTGCTGGCCGCCGGCGCCGGAGACCAGCGTCAGCCCGCCGGCGTTGTCGTCGCGGTAGGTGCTGCCGGCGATGTTGAGCACCAGGGTGCCGGGCACGATGGCGCGGCGGGTGAACAGGCTGGCCTGGTCGTCCAGGCCGCTTGCGTTCTCGGTGACGGTGCCCTGCCCCGCACGGATCACGGTGGTGTTGTTGCCGCCGGCGAGCCGGTCCACCAGAGGGATCTCGTTGGTGGCCACCGGCACCAGCTGGGAGAAGACCGTGTCCACGGTGATTTCCCGGTCGCCGATGGCCGGCGCGCTGGCGAGCCGGGCGACGCCGTAATACTGGGCCACGTCCGCCACGTCGGTGGCGAACACCTCGCTGATCTGCCGGCTGCCGCCGCCGGTAAGCAGGGTGTTGCTGGTGACGACCACGCCCCCGGGCCGCGCTTCACCGCTGGGGAAATCGAACAGCAACGGGGTGTCCAGGCCCATTTCCAGGCGCCAGCCCTTGAAGGTCTCGTAGGCGTTGCCGCTCTGGTAGATGAAGACGGACTCGGTGACCGTGACTTCATTCAGGCGGACGTACTGCTCGTTGCCGGTTTGCGGGTCGCGCAGCACGAAAGTCTCGCCAACGCGCGGGGTGTCGCTGATCACCAGCGGCTGGAAGCCGACCAGCGAGCGCGAGCCGGCGAGCTGGTTGCCCAGCAGTTGCCAGGTGGCGGTGCCGGCGGGCACCAGGTAGCTTTCCAGGAAGTCGCGGGCATCGCGGCGTTCGTCGGTTTCGCTGTCGGTGTCGAACAGGGTGACGGACACGTTGGGGTCTTGCGGCGCCTTGGTGAGTACAACGTGGGCTCCCAGATAGGGAGCGTTGTCATTGGTGCCCAGGCCTGTAAACACCTTGCGCAGGCTGGTGTTGCCGGTGGCGCGGTCGAGACGGCTGATGTCCTCGAAGACGTTGTTTACCTGGCCGGGCTGCACTTCGTTGCCGGTGGCGCGGCCGCCGCCGTCTTCGGTGTCGGTGAGCCGTTCGCTCTGGAACAGCTTGACGTCGCTGGCGCTGAGACTCATGCGTTGTTGTCCTCGAGAATAATCAGGTTGAGGGCCAGTTCGTAGGGGTGGGTGGCGGCGTATTCGGTGCGCTCGCCCACGGGAATCAGCTCCACGGCGACGCCGTTGCGGCAGTCGAACGCCACGCTGTAGGTGCGCCCGTCGTCGAGGGTGACGGGCCAGGCGACGCCGGGCTGCGCCGCCTTGGCGCGCAGGGCCTGGCCGGTCTGGCGGTCCACCCAGGCGCCGGTGAGGCGCATGGGGGTGCCGAGCGGCTGGGCCTGTTCATAGAGAATCGGGTTGCCGGTGACGCCCCGGACCAGTTCCTGCGCGACCTGGGCCTCGCCGAACTCATTGACCCAGACCATGTTTTCGATGGTGATGTCGTCGAGGGTCATGATTGGGTGCTCCGCAGGCCGGCTTCGGACAGCAGCTTCAGAAAGGCGGCGTCTTCACCCTCTGCGGCGGTGACGGTGACGCGGTCGCCCCGGTCGTTTTTCAGGGTGACCTCGGTTTTCCGCACGGGCTGGCGCTGGGCCTGCTCTTGCTGCTGCTGGAGTTGCTCGTTGCGCTGCTGGTCGCGGCGGGCTTGATAGACCTCACGGTTCAGCTGCAGGGCATCGCGGTACTGCGCCACGGCGTCCCCGGCGCCCTGCTCGCTGGCCTGGCGCAACTGGTCGCGCAGATCCTGCTCGCGGCGCTCGAATTGGCGCCGCTGGATTTCTTCCTGGGTGCCGGTGAGCTGCAGCAGTTCGTCGCGCAGGCCCTGGACGGTGTCGCGGGCGCTGTCGGCGAGGCCGTCCATCTGCGCCTTGGCGCTGGCCAGGGCGCTGCGCAGGCCGCTGAGCTTCTGCTCGCCGAGGGTGCGGCCGCTGGCGATGGCGCTTTCCGCGAGGCGAATGAACTGCCCGGTGTCTTCGTTTTGCGCGGCCATGGCGCGCTGGTAGAGCTGCTGGGCCCGGCCCACCCGTTCGTTGACCTCGGTGGCCACGTCGCCCACGGCGTTCAGGTAGCTGCGGGTGGAGAGCAGGCCCCGGGTTTGTTCCTTCAGCAGGGTGTCGTAGAGCTGGCCGGCTTCGTCGCTGACGTTGAAGAACGCCCGCCGGATGTTCTCGGCGGCCTCGGTGATGCCGGCGCCGGCCACCACCGCGCGCCGCCCGCTTTCCTCCATGGAGGCGCCGGCCTCTTCCGCCGCGGCAGCCTGTTCGTCCAGGGCCTGGTTGGTTTCCTTGGCGGCCGCCGCTTTGTCTTTCTCGGCACCGGTGGCGAGCTCGGTGGTTTCCTTGTAGATCTGGATGGCGCGCTGGAGGCGTTCCAGGGTTTCGGAGGCCTGGACGCCGGTTTCCTCGAGCGCGGCGTTGTAATCCTTCTGGGTGATCAGGCCTTCGGAGAGGGCGCGGTTGAGCTGCTCTTGCACCTGCAGGCGGCCGGCGCGGGATTCGATTTCTTCAAACGCCGCCAGATACGACTCGGTGATGATGCGGGACTGGACCTTCGCTTCCTCGCCGCTCTTCTGGACCTGCTCGACCACCTGACCAAAGCTGTTGATGGCCTTCCGTTCGACGACGCCGGCGAGCTTGTCGTATTCCAGGCCGAGATCGTCCAGGGAGCCACGCAGAGCGTTGTTGGCCCGCTGCTGCTCTTCGGCGGCTTCACGCGCTGCCGCCGCTTCCAGCTCCCGGTCCGCGATGATGCGCTTGGCGCGGTTGCGGGAAAACACGATCTGGGCGAGGTGCAGCCGCCGATCAATCCGCTCGATCTCTTCGGCGGTCTCCGCCGCGTCGCGCGCTTCCTGCAAGCGCTGGACCCGCTTCTCGGTGCGGGTTTCCTGGGCAATAACCTGCTCTTGATTGGCCAGCGCCTCGGCCTGGGTGAGTATCTTGTCCGACGCTTCCTGCTGCGCGTTCACCTGGCGCTGGGCGCCCTCTTCGGCGGCCTCCGCGCCGCTGGTGAAGATGTCCTCAAAGGCGCTGACGATATCGCGCCCGTCCTGCTTGACGCCGTCCAGCATGCTGCCGGAGATGGCGCCGGCCTTTTCGCTGAGTTCATCAAGCCGGCCACTGAGGCCCTCAGCGCCTACCAGATCGGTCAGCTCGGCGAGCGCTTTGCTGACCAGACTGGCGGAGCCGGTGATGGCGGCAGCGCCCGTCCTCCACACAGCCGTGACCGCGTTGATACCCACGCGCGCGGCGGCCACCACACGACTGGTGACGTCCGCCGCGACCTCCAGCGAGCGGACCAGGTTCTGGGCCCAGCGCCGGCTGCTGCCGTCTTCCTCGGCTTGGCGCAGGGTGTCCAGCAGCTCGCGGAGTTTGCTGCGGAAGACGTCCAGGGCGCCGCTCTCCGCCGCAGTGCGCAGCAGATCCCGAAACTCTTTACGCAGGGCGTTGAGCAGCCCGTTCAGCGTGTTGATCCGGGCAGCGCCGGCGCCTTCGGCCATGTTGCCGAACTCGGCAATGAGCTCGCGCATGACGTCGCGGCCCAGCTCGCCGGCGGTGGCCATCTCGCGGATGGTGCCGCCGGCGCGGCCGGTGACTTTCTCCAAGGCGCTGAGGATGGGAATGCCGGCGTCGGTGATGCTGTTCAGCTCTTCGAGCTGGAGCCGCTGGCTGGCCCAGCCCTGACCCAGCTGGGTGGTCAGGGTGTCCAGAGTCTGGGCGCCCTGGCCATAGCGTGCGTTGACGTCGATCAGGCTTTGCAGGGCGCCCGAGAGCGGGTCAATACCAAACGACTTGAGCCGGAGCGCCGCTTCAGCGGTGGCGTCCAGGCTTTGGGCGTTGCGCTCGGCGATCTGGTCGATGATGCCCAGGGCGCGCCCGCCCTCTTCCACCGACCCGAACACGCCGTCCAGCCGCAGGCGGAGGTCTTCCAGGCCGCCGGCCGCTCCGACCAAGGCGGTGAAGCCGCGACGCAGGCCTTCGATGACGCTGATGCCGGCCACAAGGCCAAGCAACCGGGCGCGCAACCCTGTGAGCACACCGGAGAAACCCGCGCCGCTTTGGCTGGCCGCGTCAAGCTGCGCCGCATGGGTCGCCGCCTCTTTGTTCACCCGGTCAAACGCTTCGCGGGTTTCGGTCAGCTCACGCTGGACGCGCGTTTCAGCGCGGGTCAGGTCGTCGGTTTCGATGCCCGCGCGGTTGAGCGTTTGCACGTGCCGCCCGAGTTCGCGTTGGGCCTTGCGGTACTCGGTGTTGGCGATGCTTTGGGCGGTGCGCGCCTGCTTTACCGCAAGGGCGTATTCGGCCTGGGTCTGGCCGGCCTGCCGGCCTTCCGTGCGCAACCGCTCGTACTCGGTGACGGTTCTGCCAAGTTCCTTTGTCGCGTCGTCGGCGGCGCGCTTGGTGTCGTCGAAGCCCTTGATAGCCGCTTCCTGGCGGCCCAGTTCGTTGAGCTTCTTGTCGAGTTTCTCCCCTTCGTCCCGCAGCGCAGTGAGGCTTTCACTGGCGGTGTCGGCGTTCTTTGACATGAGGTCGCGCAGACGCAGGACTAGGTTAACAACGCCGTCACGCAAGGCCATGGGGAGAGACTCCGAGAATCAGGTGCAGCCCCGCGCTGGGCGGGGCGGGTGATGGTGTGGGTTACGGTTAATTGAGTTCGATGAACTCGTAGGGGGCTTTCTTGCCAGGGGGCGTGCGGAGCTGACCGCCCAGTTGGCCGGTAATGAACGTGTCCTGCATCATGTCCGTGGCCTGATTGGCGTTCAGCCGGCTTTCCCAGATATACAGACGCCCCCACTTCTTCGTGGCAAGGTTCTGACCGAGCAACTCGATATAACGAGGCTTGTCGATCTCAGTGCCGCCGTAGATGTGCGACCCGGATTCGGCGAGGTACTGGTATTGCACAGACACTTCCACCGCCGCTGATTCCCGGAGGGCCTTAATGAAACCGCCGCGCTCATGGATTTCATAGTCGGTGCCAGCGACGAGCTCGGTGGTGGTGTCGGTGTCGGTCACCACCGGCTTATTGGCTTCGGACATGTCGACGTTGGGGTGTGCCAGTTTCACCCACTTGCCGAGCACCAGCGTTACTGTTTCTGCTGTGACCGAGCCTCCCTCAACTTCGTGCTTCTCCAGTGTGCCGCCGAGGCACTCGGCAAACATTTCAGCCGGGAGGGAATCGAATGTAATGGCCAGCGCGGACGGATCAGCCGGCAGGTTCAGGGTATCCAGCGCCTGCCCGTAGCTTTCGGGTTGCTTGCTGATTCTGTTGCGCGCTTCGCTGGTGGGCGGCGTGATCTGCAGGGAGGGGATGTTGATAGGGCCGTTCATTGAGCCCGGCACCCCGTTGGTGCTCTCGGCCATGAACACCTCGCCGGCAAAGATTAGCCCGGTGTCTTGATACATGATGTTCTCCTTTGGCGCGGGGCGCCTGTTGGTTTAGGGCGTTAAAATCAGTTGGTAATCGGCGGTGATGGGAATACCAGCCCAGGCCACGCCCCCACCGCCTTCGGGAATGTTGTATTCGATGTCGCCGACTTCAGAATCAAGCGCGAACCCGTCGACGTAGCTCAGATTGTTGCGGTCAGCCACCGCGCGGATCACGTCGTTGGTGTGCCGCAGGAGCTCGGTGGTAATGCCGTCATCGACCCGGTCGACCACGACGACGTGCAGCTCCAATTGCCGCCTCAGCCGGCCGCCGGAGGATTTGCTCAGGCGGCGATCGATCCCGGGCTGGAGGGCGATGAATGGGTAATTGCTGCGGGCGTCGTCTGCAATGGCATCCGCGAGCCAGCCCTCGTACAGTTCGGCACCGGCGTCCGAGTGGTACCCATTCGCTTTGGTGATCGACGCCAGCCGGCTTTTATAGGTGTCCAGTATCTGCACCGTCAGGATCGGATCGCTCATGGGTTACCTCAGGAACGTAGTTTCCGGGTCGTCGCCGGCGGTGTTGCTGTAGATTGAGCGGACCTTTTCGGTGTAGCGGGCGGTGAGCGTGCGCATTAGCCCTTCGGACAGGTCGCTGCGGTGCTGCTGGAAGGCCTGGCTGACACTCGGGGCGTGAATGATCAGGTAGTCATCACGCGCGTCACCGGTGCGCACGGCGATGCCGGTGGCGTTGCTGTCGCGCAGCTTCGGGATATAGAAAAACTTCGGCTGCGTGTAGCTGCGCCCGGGCACCACGGTGCCGGTGATGCCGGCGTGCTTGGTACCGGGCTTACTCCGGTTCGGCCTACGCAGCTGCCGATGCGGGAAGCGGGTGAGCAGCGTGCCGCGCCGGGTGGCCTGCACGCTGGCTTCCCAGACGGCCCCCTTCTGTACGGGCCGGGTCACGCGCAGGTGGCGCCCGATGTAGCTGTCGGTTAGCGCCAGGCTCTTGCCGATCACGCGAATGGCTTCCCGCCGGCCTTCTTTCGCGCCTTGCTCGAGCAGTTCGCGGCTGCCTTGGCGGGCGAAGCCAGCGAGCTGCTGCAGGGCGTCCAGCTGGATCTGGATGTCGCGGCTCATTCCCCGTGCCATTCGGTGACCTCCACGATCAGATCGGTGCCGGTGTCGCGGTGCAGGCGGTCGATGACCCACACGCGGTTGTTCAGGGTGATGCGGTCAGCCCGGCGCGGGTGAGGCCAGGCCGACTTTGGGTATTCGATGCGGGTGACGGTTTGAACGACTACCCCCAGGTCGTCGCGGACATCCTCGTGGTCGAGAATGGCGAACTCGGTGTCCGCCGGCGCGCGATCCGACAGCAGCGGGCCCGGCTCGAAGTGGGCCGGGTCGCCGTAGTGCCGGAAGTTGGCGTCGTCGTTGAGCGCCTGGAGGTGATCGAATTGGCTCATCGTTAGAAGCTGGCGTTGAGCCGCACCTCGCAGGTGGTGTCGCCGTCGGCAGCGGCCTGGGCGAACACGCCCACCTTCAGGTATTCGGTGGCCGGTGAGCCGCCATCGTCTGCCGCGGTGGTCATCGCGGTGCCGTTCCAGTAGGCGGGAGCGTACTGGGCCGGTTCATCGGCCGATGCCTTGGGCAGGTCGTCGAAGACGCCACCCGTGCGCAGCGTGTATTCCTCGCCGGCAACGGCGTCGGTGAGCGCGACACCGAACACGCCTTCGACGACTTGGAAGGAGCCGCTGGCCACGGTGGCGGTGGCCAGCACCGTCAGGTTCTGGCCTTGGGCCCGGAAGTTCTTAGCCATGATTGTTACCTCGTTTTCAGGGAATCAGGGTTGGTGCCGCCCTTCCGTGGGCGACGCACCAAACGGGGTGCCGGTAGTTACTGCCCGACGTTTCTGACAAAGCCGCGGTGATCGATGGCACCGGCGCCGAAATCCTGGCGCGCCTTGATCTTTATGCCGTCCACCTCGAAGCCCTGCTGGGTCTCGATGTAGACGCCTTCCTCGCCGGTGAGGTAGGCGTACTCAATGGTGTCGATGCGGGACGGCGCCGCCGCCACGTACCAGGTGGTTTCGCTGACGTCATCCAGGCGCGGCTCGACAATCAGCTGCAGAGTGTTGGCGAACGGGTTCACGTCGGCGGATTTGGCGCTGAGCACCTCGGACAGAATTCTCTGGCCTTCGGTCTCCAGCGCTGCCGGAACGATCAGGTACTCACCGGCCAGGTTGAGCGGGCGCTTGGAGTTGATGCCCTTCTGACGACGCATGAGCTTGCGCGCCTCGGTGAGCGTCTCGACGGAGATCGCGCCGGCGCCGGCGATGTTGTTGTGGTCGGCGTGGAACAGCGCCTTGTTGTCCGCCATTTTCACGTTGCCAGTGAGCAGCCCCCAGACGATGTTGCTTTCCAGCTCGGCGGCGCTGGCACCGAACGCCTGCGGGATCCGGCTGAACGCGTCCAGGTCATCGTTGATGATGGTCTGGCGGGTCAGCGCGATGATCTTGCCGTAGGTTTCCAGGCGGTAGCGCTGGTTGTCTTCGCCCATGGTGCCGTAGCGGAATTCGCCGTTCTCATCGACTTTTTCCAGCTCCGGCGCCTCGCCGAGCTGGGCCCGGTTGATGTACTTGAAGTCGCTGGCCGTGGTCTGGCGGCAGAACGGCTGGAAGGTACGGGGCGCCGCCTCGTAGCCCTGGCGCAGGGTTTTGTTGGCGACGTCGGCCAGGATGGCCGGGAAGTCGCTGGTGGAGTGCATGGCTTCAGCGGCGATCGCCATGGGCGTCATGCCCCGGGTGGATTTCCCACCGTAGTTGAGCACTTCCTTGGCCATGTCCAGCAGGTTCATGCCGCGGTAGTTGACGGCGTCGTCGGCCAGTTTGTGCTGGCGCGGGTCAACGCGGTTCATCAGGGCGGCCACCATGCCGGCGCGCAGCGCTTCGCCGTCGTGGGCGACGGACACATGGCCACCGGGCAGGTTGTTCATCTGGCGCTTGGCCAGCGCGTCGAGCGCCTGGTTGCGCGCCTCGGCCACGCTGGCGCCGCTGTCGATCAGGGTCTCCACCAGACTGTCGTCCAGGCGGTGGGTTTTGCCGAGGTTGCGAATGTCCTTGCAGCGAGTGCGCTCGGCGGCAATCGCGGCGGTGGCGGTGGAGCCGGCGTTCTCCGCTTTGCTGGCCGCAGCGGCAGGGATTTCTTCTTCCTCTCCCTCGCCGTCGGCGGCAGGCTCACGGCGCGACCCGCCGCGATTCTCGGCACCGGTGGCGTCGCCGCCGGCGTTGTCGCCGCCTTCCTCGCCGGACTTGGCTTTGGCTTCAGCAGCGACGACCCGGGCCTTGAGCTGGGCGTCTTTTTCACCATCGAGGCGGCACAGGCCCACCGCCTTGGCGCGTTGGTCAAGATTCATATCATCACCTTTCGGTTTGGGTTTGTTCGCGGCGGTGGCCGCTGTGGAGTTGCCCGCCGGCGGCGGGCGGTGGAACAGGTTCACGGCCGCTTGCGGGGCCTTGTCGAATTGGCTCAGGTCCGCCTGGGCGACGGCCTGGATGGGGGCCACGAGTTCGTCGGCGAAACCCATCTCTACGGCTTGCTCGCCGTTGAGCCAGGTTTCGGCGGCCATCATGGCTTTGATGGTTTCTTTATCGATGCCGGTTTTGGCGGCGTAGATGTCGGCGACGGTGTCTTCGAACTGGTCGTAGACGTCTGCGGTGCGCCGGTGGTCGTCGGATTCGCCGTAGCTGGGCCCGTTGGGCTTGTGGATCATGATGAAGGCGTTGGGCGGGATCCGTACGGTGTCGCCCGCCATGGCGATAACGCTGGCCATGCTGAGGGCGATGCCGTCGATGGTGACCTCGACCGGGCGCTCGTTGTATTTGAGCCGGTTGTAAATCGCCAGGCCCTCGACGATGTTGCCGCCTTCGCTGTGGATCCGTACCGGCAACGGCCCGGTGCCGTTGCTCAGCGATTCGAGCTCGTGGACGATGGTTTCCGCGTCGAGGCCATCGAACCAGTCACCGATCACGCCGTAGAGCAGCAGCTCGCCCTGGGCGTTGATTCGGTTTGTTGCGGACAAAGCGAGGCCCTGGGCGGTGGCCTTGGCCAGCGCCTTCTTCTTGAACTGTGGCATGGGAACTCCGGGTTACTCGGTGACGGGGTCGTTGGCCGGATCGGGAAAGCCGGTTTCGCCCTGGCGGGCCTGGGTGACGCCGGCGTTGCTTACCAAACCGGGGTCGGTGATGAGCGTCAGGCCGCGCGAACGCAGGCTCTTGATGTCTTGCTCGAGTTCATCCAGTACGTCGTCGGCCTCGTAGCCCGTCTCGCGAATCATCTGGCTCTGTGACTTGAAGCCGGCCCGGACCATCTGAACCATCGGCCCGACTTCGCGGGACGGGTCGAGCAGCTCGCGTTGCGGCGGCGCCCACTCCCACGTGACTCCGGTGAGTGGGTCATTGCTTAGCGCCATGGCAGCGTTGAACCAGCGGGCCAGTCCATCGCACAACGTCGGGATCAGGGTGTTCCAGCGATAGCTGTCGACCTCGCGGAGGAACTGCAGCATGCCGGCCCGGAACGACGAATAGTTGACTTCGCTCAGGTTGCCGGTGAGCAGCTCGAACGGAATGCCGTAGGCAATAGCGATGGCGTGCTGTTCGACGCTGACGAACTCGCCATGACCGGTAACGCTGGGCGGTGTGCTGAACTGGACCTGCTCGCCGGCACCCAGACGGGCGAACAGTGCAGGCTCCAGCTTCTCGGGCAGCACGTCGCCTTTACGATCACCCTCGCCCTCTGGCTCCGTGATGATCCCCACCAGGCAGGCGGCGATTTTCTGCGCTTCGATTCGAGCATCCTGGTAGTCGTCCAGGTTCTTCATGCGCATCAGCGCCGCAGTACCACGGGGCACGCCGCGCACTTGCCCGGGCCGCAGCATTTCGTACAGGTGGATCACGTCCTCCGCCGGCGTGAATTTGCTGCCGGTGATCGGCGAGAGGCTAGCCATGGCATCGCCAGGGTGGTTCTGGTGCAGCCAGTAGCCCACCCGCTTGTGGCGCGCGTCGAACTGTACGCCCTGGACGGCATAGCCGCCGTTCATGGGTCCGTTCTTTGTGTGGTCGAGGTAGTCGCCTTCCAATAGCCGCACCTTCAGCGGCACAGGATTGCTTGGGTCGCGCTCGGTGATTCGGACGATCAAAGCATCGCCGGATTCCATCGCGGTGCGCACCGCGGCGGATTGCAGGCCGTAGCCGTTGAGCCGACCGTCGTAGTCGATGGCGGTGGTCTCAATCCAGCCGAGCATGCGCCGGCGGGCGTCTTCCTGGACGCGCTCCACCGGCGCCTTGGCGCGCGGGCGGATGCCGGCGCCGACTATGTTGGTCGTCAGGCCGCGCAAAGCGCTGGCCGCGTAGGGGTTGTTGCGCACCATTTCACGGTGTCGGGCGCGCAGCAGCGGCAGCGCCGCCCTGCTCTCGGCGTTCGCGCTGGTATCCCGGCCCCGGGTCCAGGTGTTGCGGCGGCCCTTGCCTGCGCCGTCGTAGCCGTTGGCGGCGCGCAGTCGATCGGTTAATGCACGAGCGCGGGTGCGGCGCGCTTCCGCTTCAGGGGCGAACCACCCGATGGTGCGATCAAGCCAGGTCATTGGTACCCCCGGTCGAACGTAGGCGCGTAAACGGCCTGCCGCTTGCGAGTGGGGCTGGCCAGCCGGCGCTCAATCATGTTGCGGATACGAATCATGTCGTCGAGGCTGCGGAACTCCGTGGTCTTCCCGTTGTGGGTCACACGGAGGGTGCCCGACGCGATCGCTTTATCGAGCCGGTCCAGGTCCTGTTGCGTGTACGCCATGGGGTTAGTTCCAGTAAGAGGATTTGCGGCGCCGGGGTGGCGCGGCCGCAGCGGGTTCTTTGCCGCCGAACATATCGCCTTGCTTCAGCTGGGATTCGTATTCGTCCCAGCGGTCGTCTTTCCAGGTGTGTAGCCGCAGGCTGTAGGCGGCGTGCAGCGCGTAGATCTCGCAGTCGGCGGCTTCCACGGGCTGGCCGGGCTTGTCGTGCCAGATCAGCTTGCCGCTGAAGCGCGCGCTGGGCGCTTTGATCACGCCGGTGAGCTGCTCGTAATAGTCGTCGCGGACGTCCTGGTACCAGTGCATGCGGCCGGGCCCGGAGCCGCGCAGGCTGAGCCGCCCGCCTTCGCCGAACAGCAGGTCTTTGGCTTTGTGCGTGCCCACCTGGTAGACCAGCAGGCCGAACTTGCTGGCCTTGGTTTGGCGCTTGCCCTTGTAATCGGTCTTCTTCGGGGCGCTGAAAATCTCGCGGCGGCCGTAGTCGTTACTGCTGCCCTTGATCGCGCGGACGCCTCGGCTCTGCCGGGTGCGGACGAATTCGTAGACCTGCTCAGTGGAGTGGCCGCCGCTGTCGATGCTGACCGCGCGCGGCAGCAACCGGTGGCCAGCCTCGCTCTGGATCGGCGTGGCCAGAAGGTCGTCCAGTTCTTTCCAGACGGGGTCGCTGGAATCCGTGGTGCTCACCTTGGCGTACAGCTCGCCCCAGTAGAGCAGCCAACTCTCCATGCCCCGGCCCCAGGCGCGCATCACCACCGCCAGCCGGTCGCGCTGAACGTCAACGCCGACGGTGATAATCAGGCCGCCGAGGGGCACCCAGAATTCGCGGTAGTCCTCGGCGCGCTCGCGCAGCACCTCCGCGTCCGGGGTTGCGGTTTCGTAGGCGTAGGTGCGGCCCAGCTTCTGGTTCGTGAACGTGATCTTGCCGCTCAGGTCGCCCTTGGTGGCCTGGTACTCGGCGGTCAGGTGATCGCGCACTACGTCGGCCAGGGTGGTCCCGGGTACGCAGGCGTACAGCTCGCTGAGCTCCATGAACCCAGCGCTGCCGTGAAACGGCTGCGTGGGCGTCCAGCCGCAGAGCGGGTCGCCGGCGGCGACGGCGTTGAACACCGTGTCGCGGACGTTGCGCTGGCGCTGGTCGTCGTCCCAGGCGGCACCGCAGTGCGGGCAGCCGTACACCGCAGTGTCTGGCAGCGCCCGCCCGAACACTTCGTGCTCCGGGGAGTCGTCGTCGGCGTCCAGCCAGCTGACGTTTTCCCAGGCCAGGACGTGGGCCTCGTCGCATTCGTGGCAGACCACCGGGAGCACCCGGCAATCAGATTGCTTGATGCGGTGTTCGGTTTTGCTCAGGTCGCGGATGGTCGGGGTGCCGCCAACGATGAGCTTGCTGCCCAGGTAGCGCTTGAGCCGCTCTTCCAGCAGGCCGATCGCGGTGCCCTGCTGCTTCACGTCGTCGCTGGTGTCGTCCGGTTCCTCGATAACGCCAACGCCCACCGAGCTGGTGGACTTCACGTTGCCCGGGCTGTTGGACCCGACCAGCTTGAGGAAGCCACCCGGGTAGCTCTTCAGATCCCACCGGTTGCCGGCCTTCCGACTGGTGCTCACGTCGATCAGGCCCCGCAGGATGGGCGAGGCTTCGAACGCCGGGCACAGCTTTTCATCGTGGAACGCTTTGCCGTCCTTCTCTTTGGCGAACAGCACCATGATCGGCGCCGGGTGGGCCTCCACCCGCTTGGCCAGATAGCCGATCAGGAAGTAGGTCCAGCCGATCTGGGCGGCCTTCATCAGGTCGACCTCGCCCACCGCCGGATCGTCCAGCGCCGCGGCAACGCCGAGGAAGTACGGCGCGTAGTGGAAATCGTAGGTGCCGGCCAGGTCGCCGATGGCTTCCGGCAGGTGGTAGTGCTCAGTAAGCCACTGCGCCGTCGCCACCGACTTGCGCGGCCGGAACTTCGCCGCCGCCTGATTCAAGATCCCCCGCAGCGTGCTCCGCAAAGCCACCAATTCGCTCGATTGCAGGTTCAATGACATCGGTAAGGGTCTCGGGGGCGATCGTGATTCCGTGCTCGCTTTCCAGGGCCTGGCGCAGCTTCTCCACCGCCGCGCGAATTTCCCTGTTGGTGTGGCCGGCCCAGTCGACGACGATGCGGGCGGCGTCGTCGGCCGGCACCAGTTTGCCGAGGCGCTCGGCGTAGCTGAGGCGCATCATCGCGGTCTTGGCCTGGGCTTCCTCCACTCGGGCAGTGGTCAGGGCGCCCTGGTTGTCGCCACCGCGCCCGGCGGCGTAGCTGCGCAGGTGGTCGCAATAGGCGCGCAGCCATTCACCCATGGATCCGTTGCGCGGGAGGTGGCCGTCGTTGAGGTGCTTGCTCACCGCCGGCTGGCTGATGCCAACCAGGCGCGCAAACGCGCTGGCCGTCGCGCGATCATCAAGTGAAGTCATCCGGAAACCACCGTATAGCTATAACCCCCTATGCCGCGCCAAATCTGCAAACAGATCGCGCTCTACGCGCCCTTGAGCGGTCTGGCCCGGGAAGGACCCGCGGCCATGGGGGTGCCCCAAAAGGGTGCATTTGTCAGGGTTTCGAGACGCCAGCGGCATCGGGTCGTTGTTGGTTGGCTTCCCGTGCCGCGTCGATCGTTGCGTTGTGTTTGCGGGCCCGTTCCTCTGTCCGCTCGATGTAATCCACGAACGTGTCGTTGCCGCCGCCTGGGTACCAGACCGGCATGACGAAGTGCGGCAGCAGGTCATCGGGGATCGTTTGGTGAACCACCTTCGTCTGCACTGGGGGCGCAGGGCACCAGCTCGCACAGCCGCTGATCAACAGGCTCAGGGATATCAGTAGCCATCCAGTCGCCCGCCTCGGCATCGAGCCGGCGCCGCCAGGCGCGCCGCTCGGCTTCCATTTGCTCGCCGATCTGGCGTATCTCGCGATCACGTTTCTCACGGATGGCCGCCTCATGGTCTCGTTGCTCGGTGAGCGTGCGCACCTGGTCACGCTCAGTTTTCAGGCTCTCGGTGAGCTGGGCGTTCTGCTGCTTCACACCACCGAGGTCCGCATTGAGCGTCTGGATGTGACGATACTGGTAGTAGTTAGCCCCGATCAGGGCGGCCATCACCACTGCGATCACCAGCCAGACTTTCCAACCCACCCCCATCATCAAGGCACATCTCCCGTTCGCGCTGCCGGCGAGTGACGATGCCGTAGCAGTTGTTGGTACGGATGCGGCAATCACGCCCGCCTGCATACACCCAGCGCAACAGTTCGTCGCACGCACCCTGGGCATCGCCGGCGTTGAGCTTGCGCCTCAGCGTTGAACGCCGAAAGGCGGTGGGCCCGACGTTGTAGATGAACGATGCCAGCGCGGCCCGGCGTGACGGCGGCATGTCCACCTCCACCGAGTTATCCAGCACGGCCAACGCTTTCTTGATCTCTGCGCGCAACATGGCGTCGCATTCCGCGTCGGTCGCCGTGTCGCCGATCTCGACGTTGTGAGTGATCCCGTCGCAGATGGTCGCGACGCCAACAGGGTCGAGGTAGGCTTCGTTGCTGCGCCCCTCGAACACGCTCACCGCGCCGATGGCCGCCGCCATGGCGATGGCCGTACCGCCGGCAACTTTTCCTGCCCGGTTCATGAGCGCCACCGAAATAGCCAGCGCACTCTTCCTGCTATGCGGCCCCAAAGCTTCGGCACGCCAGTCCAGTACTTCGGAACCAGCAGGCCGATTTGCAGCACCAAGTACAGGATGGTCAGCACCGCGATCCAGTCGGACAGGGTGAGGCCCATGATCTTCGACGCTGTTGTTATCAGGACCGGCGGCGAGGCCTTGACCAGCTCTGCCGCCAGGCTCACGTCTCTCGGGTCGGACACACAGCCCCCAGTATCAAAGCGCCCGCGCCGATGCGCTGGCGGTGAATTCGACGCCCGTCGGTGGGCAAGCCCATCGCCCGCTATCAACGTGGTGCAAATAGAAAGGCCCGCCGAAGCGGGCCTGGGTGGCCGCTGGGAACGGCCGGGGGAGATCGTGCGGGCACAAAAAAACCCGCCGAGACTTTCGTCTGGGCGGGCTTCTCCACGTTGGAAAAATGATGGTCGTTTTTGTCCCGGTCGTCAAGCGGTCAAGATAAAAATAACCCGAGGGCCTCTCACGCCGCATTCTCGGCGAACTGACGCCACAGGTGTCGGAGGCAGGATTCCTCCAACGAATGCAGCTCCGCAAGCATGTCATCGGCACGTTTCGCCCAGGTCTCTGAGAACCGTGATTTCGTGATCTGCGCCACGGCCGCTCGCTCACGCACTGACATGCGGCCCTGTCCTGTGCCCTTGCAGCGTCCGCACGACAACCACCGGTCCACCATCACCAACGGCGCGGCGCTGTCCTGGTCCTCAGCACGCCGTTCCGGCTGCTGGATCCACACTTTGCCCCGCCCGTAACAATGGGTACAGCGATAGGGCCAAACCAGCTCGAACACACACAGCTGCGCCAGGCCTTCGCAGTAGTCGGTTTTCCAGCCCGCTTTTAAGCAGCGCCGGTGCAGTTCGGTCTGAACCCATCCGGCCAGCTCCAGCTGGGCAGTGTTGTCGTCGCAGAACTTCGCCCGGCCCACCAGGATCGCTTCGGGCTTTAATCGGCCCATGCCCAGCGCCGCCCCGACATCGGTCGCCGAGATAAGTGCCGGCCCACCGCCCCCGCCGGCGCCGTCGATCGCTACGCCCCTCGCCGTCAACTTCGCTACCAACCGAATCGGATTCATCGTCCCTCCCTACCAAAATTGAAATGTTTGTCGTGGAACAACACAAAACAGCGACGCCTGGGGTATGCCCAGGGTGTCGCCCAGGGTTTGAATTGAAGTAAGTGATTGAAAAAAAAGAAGATGCCCAGGGTGCCCGGTGTGCCATGGGTTATACCCTCGCGCCCGTGGGAAGCACGCACGCCCATTCCAGAGGAAGGGCCGGGGAAGGAAGCAACCGCACGCACACCCGCACAGGCGCGCGCGTAGACCCTGGGCACACGGGGCACCCTGGGCATATCTTTAGGAATCAGGCAGTTACGGTAGCGGCCACCCTGGGCGACACCCTGGGCATACCCTGGGCGCCACCGTCTTCCAAACTCACGCTTCAGGGTCATGGCTCACCCTCATCGACGTTTGGAATTCGGACACACAGCGCCCCAGCCACTCTTCCTGAGTTTCCCCTTCGCCGGGCCCGCCGACAATGAAGAACGTCCCTTTCTTGGCGCCGTTAGGCGGCACCCGCCACCGCACGCCGGCGACCTTGTCTTCCCGGGTCGCCAGCATGGTGCTGAACTTCGTCTGACTGATGACGTGTTCGCTACGCCTCTGGCACCACCGCTTATACACTGTGTGCAAATCATCGGTCAGACAGCTCTGGTACGGCACGTCCAGCTCGCCGTCCTGCCACTTGCGATGGAAGGTGTCCCAGCTGGGCCGGCCAAAATCGATCAGTCGGCGCTTAGCCACGGTGATCGGCGGTTCGCTGTGGTGGCCGAACGGCACGTATTCCAAACCGTTCTCGGTCTCTTCCTGCACCACCAGCGGCAACGCCATCAGGTAGCCGTAGAAAGCCTCCACGCCGCCGTTTTCGATCTCCCGCAATACGCCCTGCTTCAGCTTCTCGCCGAGCTTAATGCGCGGCCAGATCACCAGCAGCCGCCGATCAGAAGGCTCGACCGGGAACGGTTGGATCTCGTTGGAAAGGAACACCGCATTCATGTGGTTGGCCTCCTCCCACCCCGAGACGAACTTCTTCTCGATGCGGTGAGTGGCGCCCGTGATCATGTGCTTGAGCGTGCCGGTGTGGGAGTACTTCTGGTCCCTCGAGAACACCTCCTCGAACAGCCCGAAGAGCTTCTGCGAGCGCCAGTCGGTGTATTGGCTTTCCAGCTGGTGCTGGCCCAGGGTAGCCGCGTACTCGCCGTACACCGGTTTAATGACTTCCTCAAACAGCAGCGACTTGCCAGTGCCGTGCGTCTCCGAATGCATAAGCACCGCGCTGGCCAGCTTGGTGCCGACCTGCTGCATCGGGAACGCCAGCCAGCACATCAGCCACTGGTACACCCGGTCGTCAAAGTTGCAGAGGTGCCGGATCAGCTCGCGGATATTCGCGCAGCGGTCAGGATCGTGCCGGGGGCTCAGCGGCAAGCCGCGGAACATATTGATATAGCCGTCGTCTTCCCGGTACCGGCCCTGCGGGTCGAACACCAGGCGGTCACGGTCCAGTTCCTGGCGCATCGGGTGTTCCAGCCAGTCCGTATACCAACCGGCAAGCTTCGGCTTCAGGTCGTTGAGCGCCACCACTTCGCGTCGCTCGCGGTCCCACACCGACTGCGACGGGTACAGCAGCACGTAGCGGCCCAGCGCCTCGCCAAGGACTCCCCCGCCCCCGTTTTGGGCGGCTTCGGTTCGCGCGCTACGAGCAGCGTCTTTCTCGGCGAGCTTATCCGCTTCAGCGGCGCGGGCCGCCAGCGGCGCCACGTCCGCGTGCGCCACGGCCCGACGCTCCGGGTGATCTTTCCACCCATTAAAGACTTCCTTGCCCAACCAGGTGCGACATACCTGCTGGCTCATGATGCGGCTGTGCGCGGCGTCCCATATCTTGCCGTCCGGGACCGTCCACGCGAACCGCTGCAATGCCTGATCCAGATTCGGCGCGGTCAGCGCCGCCGGTTCTTCAGAGGGTGCGGGAGATTCTTGGGAGGGCTCGTTGGCCGGCGCAGCTGCAGCATAGGCATCCAGTAGTTGCCGCCGCGCCGATTCACGGCCCACGAGCCGCGCCAGGTCGTTCCAGTCACCGTGCTGGGGCGTCTCAGTCATGAACACCCCCAACTGGCGACGGAGCGGGTCGAGCGGCTATGCTCCGGGACATCAGACAAAAAACAACGCACCTTCCAGGGAGGGATACCATGGCGCTCTACCCATGCCGCGACTGCAATCGACCCTTGAGTATTACGGCGGAGACTTGCCCGCACTGCGGCGCCAAAGAGCCACACGTTCACCCTAAACGCGGCGCTCCACTCAAAGTGCCGCTCATAATCGGCGCCGCCGCACTCGGTTTCTGGGGCTTTATCAGCGTGCTGATGCTTGGTGACACTGCGCCGGCGGACCGTGCCCCCCCGCCAGAAAGAGCCACCGTCTCGGAGTCCTACACGCCACCGGACTGGTCTCACATCGAGACCTATAAGCAGGCGCAGGAGGAATGCCCCGACCAGAACAATGAATGTCGCCGCGTGGCCGTCGTCAACGAGTGGGGGACGATGTGCAGCACCTGGCTGCGAATGGAAACCCCGCGCGCCTTTCTGCCCGAGACACGAGATAATCCCGACGCGCTGTTCAACGGACGGCTCTTCATCCGAGACGGCGGCGTTGTCGAGCTCACCGGCACTAAAGCAGAGACCGACAACGTAGGCTGGCATTACCGATACGGCTGTCGCATCGACACGTCGGAAGAAAAAATAACGGGCATCGCGGTGCCGGCTCGAGCTGATAAAGAACTGGAATACACGACGTTTCATTGAGTTCACGCCGCCTCCGACGCCGGGAACGCCGGCACTAGAATGCGACCACCATGGGTGGCTTGGCAGCGAGCGGCGGCGTCTTGCCCTGCCCGCTTCCCGGTTCTTGGATTCGGCGCGTCGTTGTCAGCCAGCCAGACCGGCTCGGCTCCCGTGTGCAGCGGCAGCAGGTCGCTGGCTACTGTCACCATGTTGCCGCTGTCGATACACGCCACCACCGGCCAGCCCGTGAGCTCATGGACGGTCGCGGCCGTGGCGTAGCCCTCAGCGAAGCCGCAGGGGCCGTCGCCGATCTCACCGAGCAGGTGGAAGCAGCCTTTTTTCCGAGCGTACTTCGGGAACATCTTGGTGCCCTGGCTGTTGATCACCTGCAAGCACCACAGCATGCCCTCCAGATCCCGCAGCGGCACGGCGATGCTGCCGTAACTCATGCGCAGGAAGGACAGGTACTCAGGGCGGGGATAGGGTAAGTGCCGGAAGAACTCGCGCACCGCTTCACCGGTACGAACCTCGCAGCGCTCGTGCGCCTCGCGGTCGTCGATCACCAGCAGCACCGACCGCTTGAAGAAGCGGATGCCGTGCGCGCCGACGCCCTTGGCGCCCAGGTACTCGGAATTCCCCAGGTGGTGGGTGTGTTCCTCCAGGATGGTTTCGCAGGCCTCGGCGACCGTCTCTTGCATGCGCACCAGCCGAGCGGCGTCCGCCTCGATTTCCGCCTGTCGCGCCTTGCGACGGGCCTCGCGTTCCGCCGACAGCGCCCGCTTTTCTTCAGCCGATAGCGGCGTACCGCTTCGACGCCAGCCACCATCCTGGGCAAGCTTGATCAGGGTGCCAATGGTGTAGTGGCCGGCGCTGGCACTGCGCCAGGTCGCCTTTGCGGAATCTTTCTTATAGCTCTGGCCGCCCTGGCTCCAGTCGTCGAACAGGTCCTCGCCGCCCGCGCCGAATTCGTCTTTCAGCGCGCCGGCCACCGAGAACCAGGTATCCCGGTCGCAATCCGGATCGATGTGCTGCAACGCCTCGCGGACTTCGTGCTCACTGAGCGCTTCATGCATGTAACACCCCCGCAAAATGGCGGTGTTCCCCAAGGCTGGTAGAATCGAAAGCTCCTAGACCAACAATCCACAAACCACAGGGGAACACCATGAAACCTACTTCCCGGCCCGAGCCTCCACCTGCTCACGAAGAGCGCGAGACCGCTGGGCCCATAAACTTTTCAGCACTGCGCGCCGGACTTGAGCAAGCTGTCGAGGCAATAGACACGACACACCCTCAATGCACGCTTGAAATGCACCGCTTTCATGGTCAGCTGATGCGGCGATTGCTTCAGAGTCAGGCGCTCCGGGAGAAAGCCGAACAATCACGGTGACCTCGACGCCGTCGCCTGCGTGGCTGGCGCGCAGTTCTTCGCGGGTGCTCACCGGCCTTCCTCGCCAAACCGTTTCGCGCCTTCGACCAGCCGGTGGCCGGCCTGGATCAGCCGCAGCAGGTCACGCTCGAGCACGGCGATTTCGTCTTGGTCGACGCGGTTATCGGCTACGGCCGTCTGCGTGTTGCGACACATGCGCCCTACCCGATCCACCAGCTCGGCGACCTCGCCGAACAGTTCCGTGCGGCTCACGTCCTCGGCGTCCGGGATCGGGATCCACACGCAGCCCGTCACCCGCGACAACGCATCGAGTATCTGCTGGTGGTCGTTGTGATCGCGCGCGAACTCGGTGATCAGCTCGAACTGCGCCAGGGTGGGCGCCCGGTCGGGGTCGTTGACGTTCAGGTTGTTGTAGAGCTGCTGAGGGTGGAAGCCGTAGGTGGCGGCAATGGTGTTGATACCGTGTCGCTTGGCCGTCAGAGCCAGCGCCGTCTTGATGTCCAGAATGGTGCGCGCAGCGCGTTCCATCAGGCCCATGGGTTTGTTTCTCATGGCCAATTGCTCTCCCCGTTTTCTCTAACCGTCCAGAGCTTCTCGCTCTAAGATGGACGGCACGTTGGCTGATTCTTTACGCGGCCACCCGGCTGGACGGGAATGGCTTCACCTCGTGCGCCTGGTACTGGCCGTCGGTTTCAACGACGTAGATTTCTCGGCCACTGCGCAGCGCTTTGCCGATGCCGCCTTGCGTCAGGCCAAGCAGGTCAGCCGCTTTCGTCTGTCCGTGGTCCGCAACAAAGTCTTTGAGGGGTACCCGATTCATGATCATTTCCTTCGATGCTCTGCTGGATATAGTACCGCCGGTACTACCCAAGTCAATACCTGCGGTTGTTGGTTGTTATAACCAGCGGTATTAGCATCACGCCATGAAAAAGCGCCCACTCACCGACGAAGAGCTACTGGAATGCACCCGCCTCAAAGCGATCTTTGTGGCGAAGAAGTCCGTTCTGGGCCTTAGCCAGCAATCCCTGGCCGATAAAATGGACATGAGCCAAAGCGCGGTGAGCCACTACCTGAACGGTCGAAATGCCCTGAACACCGAGGTCGCTTTGCAGTTTGCGGATAATCTCGACTGCCGCATCGCCGAATTCAGCCCGAGACTAGCCCGCCACCTTGAACGGGTTCGGTGGAACAAAACGGGGCTGGGCAGTTTCGTCAACGACCAATCTGGTACCTACAACGTCGAGCCAGCCCCCACGCCTAAAACCACTCGCGACGCCCCTATTCTGGACTTTATTCAAGCAGGCGCCTGGGGCGATGCCGTCGACGCCCACCCCGTCGGAGTCGGTGAATGCGGTACGGAGCCGGCCCCCGAGAACGGGTCCGATACCGGATTTTGGCTGCGCGTCACTGGCGATTCGATGATCTCCACAAATCCGAGCCGCCGCAGTGTGTTCCCGGGCAGCCTGATCTGGGTGGATCCCGAAGCGGCATGGGACTACGGCGACCTGGTCGTCGCGAAAGTCGACGACGACGAAGAAGCCACCTTCAAGCAGATCATCAAGGACGCGGGCCGCGTCTATCTCAAAGCCCTGAATGACGCCTACCCTTTCCTGCAAGTCAACGGAAATTGCCGCGTCGTGGGCAAGGTCACCGAAGTCCGCCAAAAGCTCTAACTCCTGTCCCCTGCAACACCTGAAGAGTACCGCTGAAATTTATTAGTACCGCCGGTATTGACACCGAATAATACCGGCGGTACTTTTGCTGCCAGACACATCGAAACGAGGCAGTCCAATGGCACAGGTTTACATCCACCCCACCCAGCGCACGCCGGCGCAGATCGCCGCGCTGCAAGCCGCAACCGGGCGCGTCGCGGTGTTTAGCCGCCAGGGCTCCGCCCTGCTGGTCGCCCCGCCTGCCCAACGCCGCCCCCGGCGCGCCAATGAACACCGCCTGTCAATCAGCCGCTTTCTGCGTGGGCCCATGCGCTCACAGCAGCGCCTGCCCGGCGCCGACTTCGACCCCGACTTCCCGCCGGGGGCCGCATGAGCCACCGCGACGTGATGCACAACGCCCGCCGCGCCTTTGCTCGCGCCCCGGTCACCAACGACCTGCGCGCCGCAATGGGCCACAGCGGCCAGCTGCTCGACCGGTACACCCGGGACCTGCCCGATACCACCGCCGCCCTGCGCACCCGCGAGGCACTCACCGAGTGTGCCGACCGCTACCTCGCGCGCTGCCGCCGGGCCGCTCAGAACAACAAACCGCACGGAGCACACCCATGAAGGGACCGTTTCAATTCAGCCTCGCCGACGAACGGGCACTGCGCGAAGCCATCCGCCGACGCGGCACCACGGTGCTACACCTGGGCCAGCACAGCATCGCCATCCGCAGCACACCGTTCAGCCACGACATCGATCTGCGGGTGCGCGACATCACGGATCGTGACTGCCCCGCCCCGCCGGTGATTTACCGGGACCAGAACCAGCCCGCGCTGCTGTACATCGCCGCCGCCGACGCGATCACGCGCCACATCAACCGGAAAGCGATTCGGGGTGCGGCATGAGCTTGCGCAACCCCGACATGACCACGGTTTCCGGGCGCGCCGACCACGTGCTCAACACCCTGGTCCGCATCGAACGGACGCTACCCCTCGGCGAATGCAACGGGCGCTGGGCGCAATCATTCGCGGACGCCGTGGCTCTGCTCGGCAGGCCCATCGAGGATTACACCGTCGGCGAACTGTTGAGCCTGGCTCACCGGCACGCCGAGCAGTGGCTCGAAAGCGAGCAGGACTGGCGGGCCGAACAACAACACCTCATCGACACCGGTGGCCTGACGCACACCACCGACGGCACGGAGATTACCCAATGAAAATAATCGGATTCGCCGGCCCCGCCGGCGTCGGCAAAAACACCGCCGCCCTGGCGCTGGCCACCGACTGGCAGACCAAGGCCGAGGCCATCGCGGGCCCCCTATACGACGGTCTGTCTGGCTTGATCGGCATGGACACCAGCGCCGTGACCCTCGCCGATCTCTGCGAGGACCGGACTTACAAGCGCACACCCTGCTCTAGCCTGGGCAACCTCACGCCACGCCGGTCGCTGCAGCTGTTCGGCGACTGGGTTCGGCAGACCTTCGGCCAGGACTACCTGCTCAAGCGCCTGGAGGCCCGCCTGGCCCAGCTCGAAAACTTCCAGGACACGCCGGAGATTCTGGCGATCACCGACATACGCACCGAGCCCGAGACCAACTGGGTACGCCGCCACGGCGGCCTGGTGATTCACGTCAGTCGCGGCGACACCGGCCTGGGCAAAGGCAAAGCCCCCGACCACAGCACCGAGCAGCCGCTCACCTTCCATCAGGGCGACCTGTACGCCCTCAACGCCGGCACCGTCGACGACCTGGAAGTGCAGGTGCGGGCCATGGTGCGCTGCTGGCTCGGTCAGGGAGTGGCGGCATGAACGCCCTCGCCCGCCTGCCTCGACTGGCCCTGTTCAACTACACGGCGAATCTGCCCTGCCGGCTGATCCAGCCTGAGGGGAAGCCGTACTTAGAACGCTATTGGCTGGGTGAGAAGTTCGGACGCTTCTGGTACCTGCACCGGTTCCTGCGCAACGACGCAGAACGCCACCTGCATGACCACCCGTGGGATACCGCACACAGCCTGGTGCTAACCGGCCGCTACACCGAGGAACGGGGTGTGCACTTCATCCCCAGACCAAACGCCACTGTCCGGGCCACATTCCTTCATGGCGAGCGGCAAGTCCGGTGGTTCAACACGCTCCACCGGTCCGCCAGGAACATCGAGATTCACCGCATCACAAGCATCCAGCCGGAAACGTGGACGCTCTTTTTTCACGGCCCTTGGGAGCACCCCTGGGGCTTCTACGAAGGCGCTTTGTACCAGCAATACAAGGACGTGCCGTACGGGCCCGAGGAATACGCCTGGTGGCACGACGCCCAGCTGGGCCGCGACATCGGCCGCGAGCCGTTCAACGTCTGAGGAGAACTGCTATGCACCGCTCCGCCAACGACAGCACCTACCGCATCCGTGACGCCGCCCGGGCCCTGCACCTGGGCGACCGGGCCCTGCGCCGCCAGCTGGAGCAGCTCGGCGCGTTCAAGCCGGACGGCACGACCGGGCGCCGCCGCGCAAACCCTGAGTGGATCCGCGCCGGTTGGCTGGTGGAGCGCGAAGAGCAGTTCACCCATCCGCATGTTGGCCCGCAATGGTACGTCCGCGTGGAGATCACCACCGCCGGCCTGGACCACCTGCGCCACCAGCTCAACAACGCCGCGTAGGAGACCCCATGCGAAGCCAATACAACGCCACAACGATTCAGATACCGCTTCCCAGCGAGCGGGCCCTGGCCGGCCGCAACCGGCTCCGATTTTTACCGACGGCGCTCACCGTCACCGCGGTGGCCCTGGTGGTCATC